CTAGTGTTTTTAATAAGCCACTATTGTCAGGACATCCGCAGTCTGCAATTTGTTGTAGTAATTTTTTCATTTCAACTAGAGTTTTTTCTATTTTAGAAGGATCTCTGTCAATACCTGTTGTAAATGTTGAACCAGGTGTCATAGCAGGAGTACCGCCCAATTCACCTGCCTCTGTTGGTGACAATGCACCCAATGTATCATTTATGCTTTGGTTTTGTCGCCTTCTAATAAAATTTGCCCTTACTCTATCCTCTACTGATGTTCCTGCTCTTGGCCTAAATCCTAGTAACAATGAAGGTTGCCTGGCTATTTGAGCCAAACCGCTCATTGCCGATTGCCCAGATGATGCACCAATGTAACGATTGAATCTGTCTGCTAGTGGGTGAGAGGAGGGGGTGAAATTATTTAAAGAGTCTTTTGCTTTATCTAATCCAAGCAACTCAATCATCTTGTCTCCATCTTCACCTGATTCGAGTCGCAGTTCTTCTATTTTTTCTGTTATACTTTCAACTGCCCTTAACAGCTCTTTGCCGTTTTTTTCTTGGCTATCTGAAAGAGCTTTTACAATGTCATTTATTTTTTCTTTAGTACCATCGTCCTGGTCTAATAATAGTTTTTGTAGCTCTTGTGTATTTTTTCCAATGCTTTCAGCTATAATTGCAGATGTTTTACCTATTAGATTCGAGTCGTTGCCGGGCAAATCAATGCCTTGTCCCATTCCCATACGAATACCACTCACTAGATTAGCCGCTCCTTCTTTGTCAAAGCGTCCAGATTCCACATTTCTCACATTGGAACCGCTAAAACCAGCATCTAATATGTTTCTACCATCTACTCTAAGCATATTTACTTTCTCTTATTTTTTCTATCTTCTGCTTTTTTCTTTAAATGTTGAATTAACATTGCTACGTAAACTTCTCTTTCCCAGGGCACCATATTTTCTAATTCTGTCAAACTCCAATTGTGTTCCTGCATCAATAGGAAATTCGTTTTATAATAATTGTCTAACGAATCCTGAGAAAGAGTTATACGAAAAAATGCTCTACTCCATTTATAATGGCCTCATTTGTTGTTCCACAAGAGGAACATTTAAACTGTATGGCCTTTCCTAATACAGGTGTTTCTGACAAAAATTCTCTTGCTTCTTCTAAAACTGCCAGTGGTAAATTCTCAACAAACTCTTTAAATTCTTCAGGATCAAGATCTTCCGGTACCGTTGTTTCTTCAGTATCATATACTGCTTCCACACAGTTAAGTATAACCTCCAAATCAGATAATTTATCAATTTGAATCATAACCTCTGCTGCAGGTCTTTTAAATATAATACCGCCTTTATCATTAATCCTAATATCTTTTCTATTTTCTTCTATATTACCTACAGTTTCAAAAGAATCCATATCCATAGTATAGTTTATTTTAGTTTCACATTTACCACAAGTCAAAACAAACTCTTGTTCAGGTCCTGTCGATCTTCCTTTTAACTTTAAAAAGATGTATTGTAATTGATACATCTCTAATTTTTTTACTGCTACTTCACCAAAAGTACAATTTTCAATGACCTGCTGTACTGCTAAAAATTGACTTGATATATCAGAAGCCGCAGCTTGTGTCAATATGTTCCCTTCTTTAACTAAAAAAGGTCTTGCTAATATTTCTTCTTCTATACCAGGAACTTTTATGTTGAACCTAGGTACATCCAAATTAGGTAGTGCCATTATATTCTCCTATAATTTAATCAAAGATCCTTTGAAGGATCCCACCTATCTGTCCTAATACTCTCCTATTTCTCAGTCTATCTCTTACTGCATCTCTGGGATTACGCTCTCTTTCATTATCCATTCTCACCCAACGCTTAGCTGTAAATGACACTGATATTCTAATGTGACCCGTGTTAGACCAAGAAAGAGGAGTCACGTTAATTAGTTTAGGTATTGCTTCTTGTAATTCATATTTTGTTCTTATATTGTTTTGATTATCCAATACAGCTACTTGTATATTTCTGGCAACATCCTGTATATAAGCAGACTCTTTTGTGTATGGATCTACAGTTTTCAATATCCAATCTTCAAATCTATCACGTATTTCAAAATTGCCGTCACTAATAAAAGTGAAAACTACATCTTGTGTAAGAAACTCTACATTTTGATTTCTATATTCAGTCCATGACCCTTTCTTATAAGGAACATTTGTAGCTGACAATCCTGGTAACTGAGCTTCTTCACACATTACTGTAAATATAAAATTATCACGTAGACGTAAAGGAGGTACTACTTCATCTGAATCAGGTAACGTAAAGGTAACTTCAAACTTATCCGAACGAGGAGTATAATCATTTCTTACTTGACTTAAAAAGTTTTCAAAAGTTGATTGTGAGTTAGCCATTTATTATTTCTCTGCTTTGTCTATATACTTGATTCTGTGTTGCCCCTGCAAAATCATGTGTCGGTAAAAATATAGAAGCTCTCCAGTGTTCAGGATTTATCTTTACGAACCTAGTCTGGACTTGACTATACAAATACTTTTTCACTGAGGGTTTTACTTGTGGGAATCGGCCAAAGTTTTTTAATAGGCCCCAACTGACTTCTATTTTACTTTTATCAGTCAACGCTTTGTCAGTAAAATTCATTAGGTTTCCCAATAACTGAGCCCTCATCATATAAGGTAGATAGTGAAAGTTTATTCCGACAAACCCGTTTGATATATCATCAAACGGCAAACATAAGGGGAACCTATCATAATATGGCAAGCTGTCTTTGAACTTAGGATCATACTGAAACATATACATATTACCAGGTTCTAACCTACTAGTAAACTCGCCTATGTCAGTACGAGACACTTCAGCAAAAGTATTGATACCGTTAGCCATTTTACGAACAGCATCTTGGTACCATCTGAATGAACGGTCCTGTTCGCCTGCCGCGGCTCTTATGTTTTGGAATGGATTAGCCATACCATTATTTATAATGGTTTTATAGGTTCAACTCTTTTTCTGTAATAATTTTGAATTTCCAATTACGGTCTTTACAGAATTCTTCAGCTGCTTCCCACTTGGCTAAATTCACACCCCATTGTTTTACTTCTTGTATGAACCTTTTTGTTCTTCTCTTAGGAACCTTAGGTTCTTGTGTAAAACGATAGGGCTTGACTTCTACAAGATACATTTCAGTGATATTATTGTTGACTACTTTGACGTAGAAATCCACAAAGTATCTATGGTATCTGTTGTCTATAGGTGAACGATATGGTATAATTATTTCTTCACTTCCCCATTCTTGCACTGAATCATTGAGATCACACCAATTCATAAACTTCAATTCGTATCCGGAACGATACACTATGTTTGATATGTCACCTTTATATTTGGCCGGGTTTCTTGGCCTGAACTTTCCTTGATATAATTGTTTAGTGTATGTCATTTGCCGTTATAAATAAAGAAAAACAATCTTTCGGATTATTTATATGGCAATCGACTTTTTAAATCCAGACAAGCCAATCGACTTTACTGATACTAGCGCTTTAGAAGCATCTATAGCTAGAAAAAATGGAGAACCAGAAAGTTTGAGTCCTGCTCTTCCTGGTGGGGCCAGGCTTGCCAGACAAGAGGTATATAAATTCCCCTCGGATGTAGGCAATGATAACTCAGATTTATTACACAGTGTAATATTTTATATTAACACTAGGGAAAATACTAGAGCTGCAAAAACTAGCGCAGGCACCCGTACACCTGGTAGTATTTCTAATACTGGTCTAGGTAGACCCAGTGAGGATGGATTAAACAATATGATAGGGGAAAATAGGGACGGGGGATTTGCTCTGGGCCTTCTTTCTTTAGGAGCATTTGGTGTAGTAAAAAAAGGCCTTAATTATGTTGGTGCACCTGGTATAGTACAAGATGTAGGAGCTCTTGGAGCTGCAGGTGGGGCACTTGTAACTGGCGTTGATCTGCCTGATTCATTAGGAGCTAATTTTTCAAAAGTTAGTGTAAAACAGGCAATACAACTTTTTGTATCAGGACCACCCACTGCTGAATATTCTGCTAATTGGGAAAATAAAGATTTAGGAATTGTAGGTGGGGCGTTCACTCAAGGCAGAG